CTGAAGAAAGTTTTGCCAGTGCTAGACTCGCCAGCAATGGCAGTAATCTTATTCCTAGATACACCACCAAATATAGACCCTGAAACAAGTCCGTTAAAAATGTACGAACCTGTATCAACATATTCTTCGCTTTCATCAATATCTGATGCGAGTTTTGTGTACTCATCTCCGATTTCTTTTACAATTTCTTTAAGAAAATCCATGTCAAATTCCCATTAGATTACGTTGCTTGTCAAAATAGTTTTTGAGGATCCAAGAACTACTGTTTATCTTATCATTTCCTCCTACTCCCCATTCAAAGATAACTCTAGGGTTATCCTTGTAGGCATCGAGTTCTGGAGTATTGCCTTGTTGTCTGTCTCCTCCATTACAGAATACTACAGTTTCGGCAACATCTAAACATTTAGCAATCGCTCCACATGCAGATCCCAAATCATCATCTGGGACAGGAATGACTGCATCAACCATATTAAGATGTCTGATAATTTCGGCACGTTCATGCCAAGACTGGAAGAACTGACCTTTTTTATTTACTAACCAATCTTCGCTGTTAATACCAACAAACAAATAGTTAGAATAGTCTTTCGCTCTTTTAAAGTATTGAATATGACCGCTATGAACAGGATCAAATCCACCAGTAACCAGACTTACTTTATCAAAAAACATTAGATAACAAAACCAAATTTTTCGCGTACAATTTTTTTGTATGGACCGCCAGGATTTTCTTCCCTGACTTCCTTTACAATTTTGAGTTTTTGATAAAGAGAGGTGTCTCCACCCAAACGCAATGCACTAACAATAGTGTCTAGTTCTTTATCATTAATAGGTAGTTCCATCAGCTAAAAAATGCCTCCAAAGTTGCTGTTTTTTCTACTTTCCACCCAATAGCATCAAGAATTGCTTTGAGTGGTTCTACAAAACTCTTCTGGAATTGTAGTTCATAATCAATGTATTTGTCAAGATTGAGTTCCTTGGGAAAATCTTGAATAAAGGAAACTACATTCTCTTGAATAATGTTTGGTTTCTTCAAATACAAAAACTTAATTTTTTCTCCATTACCAATAAGAGAATACTTATTAGTAAGTTTTTTATCCTTAATATAATAGTTAAAAAGGAGAGCACCTCTAATATGGATTGGTGTCCCTTTAACATAAATGTCAGAATAAGAATGATACTTCACAACGTTAGATGCAGTCCTGGGAAAAGCAATCTGTTCGGGAGGAAGACTACTAAATTCAGCACGACATTTTTCGATGAAATCAATAACATCTTCTTCAGTAGCATTCATCATCAACTTCAAACCATCTTTAATCATTCGACGGCATGGAGCAGGAGTTGAGGACTTGACAGCCTCAATCCCCATCATTTTTAACTTGGGTTCAGAATACTGAACACCTTCGCTATTCCATACATTGAGAATATATCGCTTCTTCGCAGTCCAAATACCACGTTCAGCAATATTTTCTCGCTTCATTTGCATCTTCTGGTCATACGCCGACACATAATCCGCAAGTTCTTGATATGAACGTTCAATAAAAGGTTCGAATTTCTCTTGGCAGATCTTGTCAAGTATCCCCACAATTGCTGTTTTGTCGCCAGACTTAGCACTAAAAAATTTATCAACAAGAGGTCCGAGATTAAGATAGATCGAATCAGTATCTGATGCGATAACATAATCGTTATCCTTTGTTTGCAAAAGATTATTTAGATATTTGTTCATCTTATTCTCAATCCAACGGATAGAGACTTGACCAGAAAGCGTAATCGCTTCCGCATTGGCCAGTTTGTAGTAACGGAAATATTGATTACCAATAGCACCATATGCAGAGTTGAGTTGAATCTTGCGAGCCATCTGGATGTTGTTACACCGAGAAATCTCCTTCTCAAGTTCTTTAGTTGGAGTCTTTTCATAATCTTGTTTTGCAGCAAGCATTTTCTTCTTGAAGACTGTTCGATCTTTATAGATCTTCTCCATCAATTCAGGAAGAAAACCACGGACATCTTTGCGGTACATTGCACCGTTAGCACAGACCGCACTGTCCTTATACATTTCGAACGTTAGTTCTTCATTAAGTATTTTATCAACTGTTGCTGCTGGGTGCCTGGTATCCCTGAGTGTCTCTGGCGAGATATTGTACTGCATAATAAGGTGAGGATACAGACTGTTAAGGTCAAAAGACACAACCCAGTCATACTTTCCAGGAATCGGTTCTTTGACATATGCCCCAGCGTACTTGGAATCTTTATCCGAACGTTCTTTTGGTGGAATAACGATATCCCTCTTCTTCAGGTAATTATAGATGATGGCATCCCACATCCTAACCTGAAAAAACACATCTACGAAATTTACCTTGGCGTCAAGTGCCATGGTAACAGCAAGTTCGATGAGTTTCATCTTGTCTTCCAAACGGTCAACAAGTTCCACGTCAATGATATTATATTCTACGAACTTTTGCCACCCTTTTGTGTAAAAGTCTTTGAACGTATCAAACTCAGAGTGATCAAGTTTCTTTTGTCCGAGTTCAACACTAGCTATGTAGTCCAGACGATATGATTCTTGGTTAGTATAAGTAAACTTTTTATACAAATCAAGATAGTCAAGTTGAGTAATACCCCCAACATCATAGGTAATATGCTCACGACCCATGATGACAGTTTTATCTTCCGTTACAAGACCCCAAGGAGAGAACCTCTTCTTAAGTTTCTCGCCAAGAACTCTATCCAAGCGACGGCAGATGTACGGAATATCGTACAGTTGGATATTCCATCCAGTCAAAACTTCTGGAGTGTTTTCTTCAACCATCCACCAATTGATGAAATCGTTCAGAAGATCATATTCATTATTGAACTGCTTATAATAATGATTACCTTGCTTTAGTTTGAATGGTCCTTGACCCCAAGTAATAATTTCCTTTGTATTGTAGTCCTGAATAGTAATCAATAGAATTTCTTCTGCAGCAGATTCTACATCTGGGAATCCATTCTCAGACTTAACCTCAATATCAAGAGTTACAAGTTTAATCTTACTCATATCAAACTTGATTTCATCTTCAGAATACTTGTCAGAAATATACTGATAGATATACCTGTCGTTCCCGTAGATTTTGAAATTCTCTACGCCTTCATATTTTTTGATAAAATCTCTACATTCTCTCACCGTCCCAGGTCTAATTGATTCAACACATTCACCCTGAAGGGTCTTGTACCTAGTTTCTTTTTTAGAGGGCACAAAAAGAGTCGGAGAAAACTTTTCTCGGATCATGAAATGTTTTCCATTTTCATAACCCCTAACGAGAAAATGATCCCCGACCATTTGAACGTTGGTATAAAATCGCATTACGAAATCAAGTTAAAGAAGTCAATTTGAGATATTGGTCGATAATTTCTTGTGTAGGTTCGACCACTGTTAGGATGTCCTCTGAGCGCAATCTCAATTCATCTTGTCCAGAGACTTCTGGCCAAGGAACCAAGTTCCCATCGACATATTCATACGGTTTAATGATCTTGCAGTCGGGTTCTCCCAATTCTACTTCAAGTTCAACAACTTCGCAAATAACGACGTTATCAACCTTCAGCAGGAGTGCTTTGATCGTCTTGTTCGGTGAAGGCATTTAATCGTTCCTCATACATTTTTTTAACAGATTCAAGTGGTTCTACAACCGTTACTACCCAGTCAGGTTTGATGGGGACTGCTTTGTCTGATGTCAAAAGAATCCATGGAGACATTGTAATCTCAACAGTAGAATCATTCGAATCGAGCATAGGTTCTTCAGTAAGAAGAATGCTTTTTTGTGTAGTAATAGTAAATGGATTATTCAGAAGATAACCAACGATTTTACCCTCTTCTTCTCCGTAAAGAAGTTCTTTAGCATCGGAGATAACGGTCTCTCCAGACTTCAATAGAATTAATTTTACAGACATTGTTCTTGATTTCCTTTCAGTATTATAGCAATAAAAAAGAGGGGCGTCAACTGGATTTGGCCAGTTGCCCCTCGGCGTCAGCGACGACGATATTCATTTCTATTTAGGGGGGACTATTAGGGGAATGTGCTCCCAAACATCCCATTGATAAAAAGAGTAAGGGCGGTGCCAATAGTAAGAGTGGCGGCTGTGAGATTCATAAGTCGTCCTCCATGGTACATAATTATATAGTAGAAAGTGTATCATGTTGATACACTTTTGTATCTGATGCATCAGAAATCAGTCAGGATTTACAAATAATCCTTACGTTTATGATGATCTGGAACGATCTTTGCTAGATCGACTATCAGTAACCCATCTTCAAAAGTAACTGATCTAACTTCCGTTTCGTCACTGAGGGTCCATGATCTTGTGAAACTTCTCTGAGCCATTCCTCTATGTAGATAATTTCGGTCGGACTCAGTATCTGCCTTTTGTCCTTCGACAAAAAGCTTTCCGTCTTGTGTGTAGACATTTACTTCTTCCTTTCTAAATCCTGCGAGTGCTAACTCAAGCCTGGATTCTACGTTACTTACTTGAATTAGATTGTATGGTGGGTAATTACTTGCCGTCTCATGTAGGGTTCCTAGACGATCGAAATAATCTTCCATACCTATACTGTATTTATTTATACGATCTAGCAGGGTAGGAATGTCTGCACTATGAAATTTCATTAAGTTAGTCATTTGACTTCTCCTTTAAAAGCGAGTTTGTGTTGTGTGGACCCGTTCGGCATCCACTACTATTTAAGCACAAATCATAAAAAAACGGGGTAGTAAACCCCGTAGTTTTTTATTCGG